GATCGTTGAGGCCGGGTTCAAGACCGTGGCCAGGGCTAAAGCTCGCCTGTTGAGCTATGAGCGTGTGGCGGCGAATTACAGTTCTTATATCGAGACCCAAGCGAGGAAGTTGGCGGATGGGGCGTTCGAAGGGTCTCCGTTCAGAGAGATTGGTGTTGCGCGGCTGATCGCCGGGTTCTTGGCAGAGAGTGAGCTATTCTTCAAGGAAGTAGAACCGCTTTTGGGGAATTCTGAATCGGCTGTCCGCCAAGGATTTTTTGAACAAAGTTTTGAGGGTTTATCGAAAGAAGTTCAAGAACAGCTTTTAAATGAATTAGATGTAAAGAAACAGGAACTTCTGGTCTGGTTCGTTTCCAGGGTTCAGGAGGTCTTGGCAGAGCGGAAGGCATGAAATGTCTTTAGATAAAGCTATTAAATTCGGGAAAGAGCGCAGGAAAAGATATTGGGGAGCCAAGGAATACGACGTTTCTTGCAGGAACGGCGGGGGATGCCCATGGTGTTACGGGGACAGAAAGGGACATAAGGAAAAGATACAGCAGATAAAAGAAGATGAACTTCTGGATGAGCTTCTGGATGAATTTTACGACGATGGGGATGAGGACGATTTATTGATGGATTTTGATGATGAACTTTGATTTTTCGGGGGCGGTAGAAAGATTGGACAGAGATGGGTTGTCTTTGGATTCTCTGGCCTCTGGTCTTAAAACCGTTTACCGATATGGTTCTCCTCCGGTCACGATTGAGCAATTCCTGTCGGACGATTATTATATGGGCAAGTCGGCAAAAAATCTGTATCCCGACAATCTTCCCGATCTTTTAGATGTTTTTCATCCTAAAAATAATTACATCGAAGTCATATTAACTGGCGGGGTTGGGATCGGGAAGTCGTATATGACGGCCTTGGCGATGTCGTACATTATCTACACGATGGGGTGTTATAGCGAACCGCATCGGTGGATAGGAGCGTCACCGTCTTCTCCCATTGTCCTGATAAATATGAGTATCAATGCGTTGAAGGCCCGTGAGGTCATCTTTAATCGAATAAAACTGATGGTTGATTCTTCTCCCTATTTCAAGGAAAAATTCCTGCGGGATATGCGACTGATGGACTCATTGGTTTGGCATACGTCAATGGATAAGGCCGATGTCAAGAACAGAACTGGGGCGCAGATAATGCTTAAGCCCGGAACTGGTGATAGTCTGTCTGCCCTTGGAGACGACATCTATGCCGGTATAGGGGATGAACTTAACTTTTTCCGGGTGATTGAAAAATCTAAGAGATCTTATGGCGAATCTTTTGACCCCGCGCAAAGGCTTTATGATGTCGTTAGTCGGCGCATGAAGAGCCGTTTCACGTCCGGGGGCTTGCCCCTGGGGAAGTTCTTTCTGTTGTCATCGGCTCAGTATCCCGACGACTTCATTGAGCGTCGTATAATTGAAGCGGAAACAGATGGATCTCTGGGAAAGACTGTTAAGGTTATCCGTAAATCGCTATGGGAGGCCAAGCGGGGGGTTTTCCTGGGAGGGAAGGCGGTATATGGTTCGAAGACGTTCCGGGTGGAAACCGGCAGTTCTCGTCGCGGATCCCGATTATTGGACACCTACAACGACAGGACAGGGACTGTTGAGGATCGAGGTCTGACGGATATCGAGGGGGAGGTCATATATCCTCCGGTGGAATTATATCCTGATTTTTTTAGAGACATTGAAGGATCGGTGCGCGATTTCGGGGGGAAGGTCACACGGGCCATTTCTCCGTTCTTCCAGGATACGGAAGTTATTTATAAAGCGAAGGATGACCTTTTGGTTCATCCTTGGTCGGTGGAAGAAACGACCCTCCAGGACGGATCCGATCTTCTTTACGATGCTCTTTTCGCCTATGACGAAAAAGAAAAAAGGTATAGGCTGAAAAAGAGTCCAGAAAAACTCAGATATGCGCACGTGGATCTTGCGGAGTCCGGGGATTCCGCCGGAGTGTCTATCGTGCATTTGTGCGGATGGAAATCTGTAATGAGGAACGGAGTTGAATACCAAGAACCTGTTTTCGAAGTAGACATGACGCTGAGGGTCAATCCTCCGCACGGTGGGGAAATTCAGTTCAGCTCGATTCGTGCTATTTTTTATCGACTAAGAGATTACGGGATGGCTTTTGGGCTGATCACGTATGACTCTTTCCAGAGTACGGATTCTGTGCAAGAACTCAGCAAGCGGGGATTCTATGTCGACAAACTGTCGGTAGACCGCGACATGGGGCCGTACAGCAGGCTCAGGGATAGTTTCTATGATGGGCGGATCAGGATTTATTTCTACAGTAAGCTTTTTCAGGAATTGCAACAGTTGGAAAAGCGTGGAGAAAAGGTTGATCACCCGGCAGCGGGTTCGAAAGACGTTTCAGATTCATTGGCCGGTGCCGTTTGGAACTGCTACTTGGATTCCGCCACGTTGTCGGAATCTGAGTTGCACGGGATGCTTCCGCAGGGAAGTGGGCATATGAGTCCTATGAGCAAGAAACAGTCAACGATCGATATGGTTAGGAACGCAGAAGAGGAAATGAGGGATTTTATGGGCGGTAATAGAAAGATTCGGTAGGTTCTGCGGAACAGACCCCGACAGAGCAGTAGAGCGGAGGAAAAAATGGAAAATAACTTTATACAATTAGTCCGAAAGATGATGACGAAGTTCATCGGCGGAGAACAATCGGGGGATAAGCTGTCGACGGAGGTTCGGCCCGAAGATTATAGCACCGGGTTCTCTTCTGTTTTTAAGGCGTGGCGCGATTCTGTCAAGGACATCTTGACAACAGATGCGACCCGTTCTGATAAATATGATCAATATCTATATTTGGATCGGAACTTGGCGGAGGCTACGGCCTCTCTAAACATCTACGCTGACAACGTGGTTTCGGGAACCGTGGACGGGGATGATAGCTATTACGTATATGTCGATGAGGAAAACCAAGACATCGCAGAGTTGGAAAAAATCATCGAGGACGTTGAAGCTAAAACTAAAATAAAAGACCAGATCTGGGATATTTCACGCGATCTTATCAGGGACGGGGATGTTTTCAGAGAAGTGGTAATCGAAAAAGAAGATGGTCAATTATCGATATCCAAACTCAAATCCCTTCCGACAAAAGAAATTAAAGCAAACGTTGATGACCGCGGGGCATTCAAGGACGAAAAAATACCTTATTTCCAAGTGACGGATGATTCAAAAGACCCCATACAATTTGATTGGTGGAGGATAATTCATTTCAAGATCGGTTCCGATGTCTACGGCGTTGATCGGAGTCTGTTCGCCAATTCTTCCCTTCGGATCGGTCGGCAATTGATATGGGTCAATGAATGCTTGGTTCTTGCCAGGTTAAGCAGAGCTTGGCAACGGAATGCGTACATGATTGACGTTGGAAAACTGAGCGGTCAGGACGCATTCGACCATGTTCGTAAATTCATGAACAACATGAAGACCAAAAAAGTCATCGCCAATTCTACGACCGGCAGGACTTCTATTATCGATAATCCCCCATTGCCCGATGAAGATATCGGGATTCCGGTTGGTGAGAATTCGAAGGCCGATGTCAAGACCATTTCCGGGGACACTAACATCGGGAATATTGATGATGTCAAATATCTGCAGAACGGCTTTCTGATCGCCACCACGACCCCCAAAGCTTATATTAGCCTGGAAGAGGGCGTGAACGGGAAGGCGACCTTGGGACAGATCGATGTTCAGTTCGCCAGACAGGTCAGAAGGAGGCAACAATCGCTGATCCCCGGTCTTCGGGCGTTCTATTGGTTGGCGTTCAAGTTGGCAGGGAAGGACCCCGATGCGTTCAAATGGTCGATCGTGTTCCCCGAATTGGCGACTACTGATGAGATGTTGAAGTGGGAGATGGTGAGGATAAAAGCGGAAATCGCCAGGGTTCTCGTTGTTGATGTCGGGGTGGTCAATAACGAATGGGTTTTGAGAGAGCTGTTGGGTTTTGACGATGAAGAGGTTGGGAAGTATCAAGCGATCGCTCCGGTCGACAGCCAGGATACCGTTCAGCTTCCTCCTGAACTTGCATCGATGGTCAGGCGTGATCCGGAGATACGGGCCATGCTCTACGACTTCCGGGACGTTGTTAAGGGTCGTGCCAGAAGAGAAGAGGAACTGAGGAATAAGCGACCGTTGGGAATTGCAAGAGAGGATCATGTTCGTTCCTAAAGCCACGATTGACCGGGTTGTCGAAAGCCTACTGCAATCCGATAAGGCGACTACTGCGGCGACCACCAGAGATGCTTTGACTTGGGATCAATCTTCTATTTTCATGTCCTTGGGTCTTAAAAACAAAGCGTTGATGAAACAGGGAATGGATCTGTATGCGAAAACCATGTCCGGTTTTCAGGTCAATATGGTTCGGCTTGTGAGTGCGGTTCAGAGCGGGGAATACGATATGGCCACCGCAGTAAAAAGATTCCGTTCTATCATCTCAGACAGCTACATTAATCTTTTCAAAGCGGGGGCCATGTCTGTAGGAAATCCATATTATGCAGATGCCGCTATTGGATTATCCAAGAGGGATCTTGCGTTCATAAATAAGGCTAGGAGATACGAAACTTCTTTTTTCAAAAAATTCATGATCGATGTCCAGAACCCCAATCATTCGCCGGTTCATCCCTATTTAAAGCGTGCAACCTATTATGCCGACTCTGGCCGCGCTCAATTTTTTAACGGGATGGTTATGGGTTCCGGGGATAATGTGGAAATCCATTGGGTTCTGGGAGTCGTAGAGGAGCATTGCGGCGATTGTCCGATATTAGCGTCTAAAACCTATACGTGGAAAACTCTTCCGACAACTCCCTGCGCCGGTGGCACCGAGTGCCTGTTTAACTGCAAGTGCCATTTGGAGTTCACGGCTCGGAAGGGGACAGCAGCATCCTCTTTGGGTATGCCTTCGACAACTCCTGGGTCGGCGACCCCTGAAGCCCTGTCTGCTCCTGGCAGATGGGCGTCTGTTGTTAACTCCGCAGGTCAGGAAATGACCGGGAACTTGGTTTCGGAAATGGATGATCTTTTCGCAAAGGTGAATAAAGCTCGGCAGATGATCCATATTTCTACCGACCCCGTGGTCAAGCGCGAATGGATCGACCTCAGGAGGGATTTGAACGACGCCATAATCCAACGGGTAAAATCGGGGGCATATGAAGCGAAGCCGACAACTTCTGTTTCTGCGCTTCTGGATGTCATAGACTCCGCACAGCTAAAGGTCTCCCAAGTCATACCATACAAAAACCTTTATGTTGGGCAGGAAGTTCTGATGGTTCGCGGAGACTTTTTTACTGAGGGTATTGTTGTTATCCGCGGAACCCAAGCATATGTTAAAACTTCTAAGGGGTTGAGCTATCAGGTAAATGATGCGACGGATATTATTTTGGGCGGGAACGGGGCGAAAGAAGAGTCTGCCCTTTCTGCCAAGACCGGGAAATATATGGAGATAGAACAAATCCCAGAAAGATATGCCAATGAAGAAACGATGGGAAAATGGTTGGCGTCATACGATCAGACAAAAACGTTGGTTGCGCATGAATTGTTTATATATACCAATGATGAGCTAAATTCGGTTTATGCATACCAGGAACATGCATATTCCAGCATCAACAGATATCTGCGCAAAAAGGATACTCTGCTGACTTCATATGATAAAAAGAATATGTCCCTTCTGGATTCGGCTTTGGACAAAGGCAAACTGAAGCAGGATACTGTTTTATACCGATGCGCCGATCCTCCTAAGAATATTGAAAAGTTCCATGTTGGGACAACTTTTGTTGATCGTGGTTTCATCTCTTCTTCTGTCCAGAAAAGTGCTGCAGAGAACTTTTATAGAACCGACAAATGGCGAATAAAAATTCTTGCTCCGGAGGGAACTCCGGCTCTTTCCGTGCCCGAATTGGTCGTGGGTGAAGTTAGGGCAGGTCTGACCAAGAGAGAACAGGAAATAATTCTTCACAGAGGACTGACGTACAGAGTCGTTGAAATTAATGTTAGCGAAGAATCGATGACGATAGAGGTCGTTTCTCCGTAGAATATGATATAATAATCATATGGGTAGAAGTAGGTATGGCTTTTATAGGAACTTGAAAAGGAGGAGGTATGAGCGAAAATAAATTCGCATGGGATCTTGATAATGATATTGAAATCCTTCCGGATGAGGGAGGCAAAAGACCTCAAGATCCGCGCAATGCGAAGCGCAAAAGAATGCTGACAAAGACGTTCTTTGGAGGGGATGCAGGTCTGTTTGAAGAGTTTGCAACGCTTTACGATGAGTTCGTGAAGCAACATAGTCGAATCCCGTTCGAGAGGGCGTTGATTGCATTCCGTGAAAAATACGAAGAACTTCCGGATGGCGGGTGGAGAAAAAAGTGAGCCGATGTAGTTTAATGCAAAACGTCTGTCCTGTAAACAGAAGGATGGAGGTTCAAATCCTTTCATCGGCTCAAAACATAAGAAGGGCGGAATGCGAATAGTCTTGGATCCCGGCCATGGGGGTGTCGATTCCGGATGCATTAGCAACGATTCTGTTCTTGACTTGGGGGCAGTTTACGAAAGCAATTCGGCTTTAATGATCGCTATTTTGGCCTCAGAGTACGCAAAGAATTTTAAGGATTTGGACGTTATGCTTACACGCACGCAGGATTCTTTCGTTTCTCTGTCTGCCCGAGTCGCGTTCTCCAATGACAACAACGCTGATGTTTTTGTGTCTTTGCATCACAACGCTAGAGTTCCTGAGAGACCTGGCTTTGAGGTCGAAACCTATTACATGACGGAATTATCGGAATCAAGCATCTCTGCACAGCTCGCTCAGAGCGTTCATAGGCAAGTTCTTTGGTCGGTTAATAATGACAGCGGGATACAAATCATTGACCGGGGGATAAAACAAGCCAATTTTTATGTCTTGCGTGAAACGCTTTGTCCGGCTATTCTCGTTGAACTTGGATTCTTGACAGATGCGGAAGAATTGGAATGGTTGCAGGGTGAGAG